GTCAAAATAGAAGCATCAGCGATCTTTGCGCTAGTTACGGCATCGTCAGCGATCTTAGCAGTAGTTACAGCATTTGAAGCAAGTTCTGAAGCACCAACACCGCCTGCATTGATAGAAAGCCCGTCAGCAGAAACAGCCAAAGAAGATCCGTTAAGATCGATGGTCAAGTCAGAAACAGCAGCAGATCCGTCGTATGCAGTCATTGTAAGACCATTGCCAGCGCTCAAAGAGCTCAAAGTGCCACCAAGTGCAACGCCTGAAATAGTTGAGTTTGCAAGTTTTGCATTTGCAATAACGCCATCTTGGATCATACTGTTAGCAATTCCACCGTCGGCAACTTTCAAGCCACTAGCACCAACAGCCAAAGAAGATCCGTCAAGATCGACAGAGATCTCTGATCCTGTAATGTCGATACCGTCGCCGCCTGTCAACTGTCCCGCACCTGTAAACTGTGTAAAGGTGATGTTGTCAGTGCCGATCGTTACATCGCCGTCGTTAGTACAGACATATCCAGTATCAGCGTTTGCAGTTCCCTCTTGGATGAATACAGCAGCGCCTGAAAACTCGCTTGAAGCGTCCATATCGTCAGCACGAGACCAAGCACCCGAGTCACAGACATAAATGCCGTTTTCAGTTGCATCAGTTTGATCCTTGACAAGAACACGATCACCCGCAACAACAGCAATGCCGTCAATCGTTTGAGTGCCTGACAGAGTCAGATCGCCAGTTGAAGCAACGCGAACGGACTCTTTCCAGTGCAATCCTTGAGCAATGTTATCAACGTAAGTTTTTGTTGCAGCATCCGATCCGTTGCTAGGTTCGTTAACTTGCAGAACGGCAGAAGTGAAGTCAAAAGTTCCAGTTGAAAGGTCTAATTTGTTTACGTCAACAGCAGCATTTGCAATTTGACGACCCGTAATTTGTACAGCCATGTTTTTATATCCTCATGAGTTAGTTAGTGAGCATCTTGCTCGGTTAGATTGTATACAGAAAATAAACGATTGACAGATCGAAGATCGGAAAAGGATTACACAACGCGTTGAAACTTTGCCTTGATCTCCTCTACAATCTTGACTACTGTTTCAAGTTTTTGTTCCAATAATGACATGCGTTTGTCAAGGTCGTTAATTTCTTTGACAACCTCGCCTCTGATCTTGTCTTCGCGTGCCTGCAAGTCTTGAATCACCTTATCATATCGATCGCGTAGTTCTTTTTCTTTGGTTTCTTGTTTCAATTCACGTTCATCGGCTCTTTTTTGCTGATCTCTGTTTTGCCACCAAAGAAAAGCGGCAAAAGCGGCATTTGCGCCGCCGTTCATGATAATGTGCATTAGATCCTGTTCAGGCATTTCATTCTCCAAGTAAAAGGGTATAAGAAAAACGATCATAGCCTATCTTTTCCACTTGCAACTTGCAGAGCGCGAGAAAATGATTGTACTCGTCAGGATCTGCAATGACTTGGCAACCTGCACTGTATCGATCTACTGACTGACTTTCTCTCTGACTGCTTGCCCTGTGTATATTGATTCCAAAATAGCCCGTTTCTGACTCGACTCCCCAGTCATGGTCAAGATCGCCGTCTCTATCTCTCCAAACTGTGACTTCCCCGCCACGTTGCACAAGAGCTTCATATCTCCCTTGATGCAGTCCGAGCATGTACACGCCCCTGTATTGTCGATTGTGTGCAAGGATCGCAGTGCCCCTATCACTACTGTTTTGTAGCCAGTATTTGCCCGCGTCTGTCGTGCATTTGTAGGCGTGCCACTGCCAAACTCCACGCTCCAAAAATACAAGGTGTATCCAATCGTCAAACTTGTTGACTTCGCCTTGTGGGTTACGCTCGCCGATTATGTTCATGTCGTAGTCTGTCGATTCAAATACAACAAAGCCCGCATCTTTGACACGTTGTAAAATGCTAGGATAGCCTTCAAATTGTATTCTCATGATAAAACGCCCAGTGTTAGATTGACGGTACTTTGTGACGGATTCCAACGTACACCCAAGATCATTGCTCTTCGGTTGCTGTAAGTGTCTCCCGCGCTTTCTCGAAGCCCATAAATGTAATTACTTGATATTTCGATGATGTCGCCTGCTGTCAGTAGGCAATGCTTTTCTGTGACAGTGATAGACAACTCTTCATAAGGCTCTCCATCCCATCGCCGCATCCGCTTCAAGTCTGCATTTGCTTGTGTTGGCTGTATAGGATTGTGAGGGCGATAGACAAGGCGCAAATCTCTCACAATCTCATAATCAGCAGGCAATACAGCAATTGAATTCCCACTAAAAACAACATCTTCATCTAATCCTGTTGTGTTGTTGTATGTTTTGATTACTGATCTGCTGTATATTGTTGACTGGCTAGGTGCATAGATTGAATGTGAATCAATACTAACAATGTCGCGATCTGTAATGTGATCAACGACAGAAAAGAAACTTGCTTGATTTGGATCTTGACAGGCTCGCCAACTCAATTCGTTTTGTCGCCAAACTGGAAACATGCCCATATCAAGAACAGCATCAAGAAAAGTTCCGATGTTGCTTGGCTCATTTATCAACAATTCGATCTCATGTGTGCCTGTTGAAGTTGCCCACACCTGAGAATAGTATGTATTCAAGTTTTGCAGGTTAAAAAGGTTAGGATTCCACTTGACACCCAGTGCCCAACTAGCAGGATAGTCGTCAAATGTGCCCTGTGTTGCGTTGCCTGTTGACATTACAAGACGAGCAAAAACATAATCGGGTCGCCCTCGAAGCCTTGCAAGGCTTGTAACCTTGTCACCGACTTGCAAATGCTCATGATCTGATTCACTAGGATACTGATCAACTGCTGAGATCGTTAAGTAGCCCGCGGGGGCTGTTGTTGTTGTTTTACTACTCTAACGCCAGTACATAGTCACACTATGCTGACTGTCTTCAACAAAGATCATGCCGTCCTGACCTGTCATCTTTTCAAAAGGTGTAATGTCATCAAGATACAAGTTTGCACTGCTCGAAAAGTTGAAAGATTGCGTTGTCAATGCTGTCTTGCCTGCATTGTACCAAAAGTTTGATTCAGAAACCGTTGTTGTGATTCTAGACTGCATCAAAGAAAGAAAATCGGCAAAGTCCAAACGCCATACACCACGACCGCCAGTCAAGGATCGCAACTGTCCAATAGATACGCGATTTCTAAGGCCGTCCCGAATCATGATCAACTCAGCAATCGCCCCTTTTCTCAGCGACGTTTGCAGAATAGGGCGAAGATCACCATTCAATACAATCGTAAAGCCCCCGAAGTTAACAGACCACCGCGACGGCGTGATCTGTACACTGTCGATCGTTACGTCAGCAGATCCGATCTTGATTTCAGATCCGATCGTGTACTCTTCACCGACTGACAGAGAGGGGATTGCTAGAAACTTCAAACTGTAATGAATGACTTTTGCTTTGTTGTCTAGTGTGTCAATGAATTGCGTACTCCACCCCATTACTCACCACCCATTGTAAACTGTGGATTCTGCCCTTGAAAGCCTACACCATTCAAGCCCGATCCTATATCTCTCAAATGTTTAGGCATGCGGTCAAGTGTGATCCCCGCACCTTGTAGTCCTGACGTTGCCACACTTGCCAAAGAGCGACCCAAAGACGGCGAGCCCTCGCCTACTGTGTCAGGATGAGCAGAATATAAAACTTCATAATCTACAACTAGCCGTACCGACAAACTGAATAGCCGCCCGCCCTCATTTGTGATTATTGACTGCCCGATCTCATTCTGTGGACGTTTCAAGACTGGATAGAAGCGATAATGTCGAAGAAATGCAGGCTGTTTGTATTGAAACTTGACACCGTCGACAGATTCAACAGTGCCCCCTTGTGCTGTTGCGCTCACTGTTTTAATCTTCAACATTTCTTGAATCATTGCAGGGCTAGAGGTTTCAAGAGTGCAATAGTCATTAACAGCAGGGATTGCACTGATCCCTGTAAAGTTTGAAAACGGATTTGCATAAAGGTTTAAAGTCTTGCTTGTGTTTTCTAGTGTGCCCCGTATTGGAAAACAATACGCCTTTGCACTATCAGCGGCAAAAGATACGGAATAGCCCCGATCAAGGTGATTCTGTAAGGCGTGAAACTGTATTGCTAGATCCTCACCGCCGATCATCCGATCCCGCTGTATCGTCACGATCTCTTGTGTACGACCAACTGATCTCTGTATTGAGCCAGTCAGAGAGACAGCATCAACGGCTTCAACTGATATATCGCTGTACATTTCGCCCAGTGCTTCGCCTAGATCGATTGTAACGAGTTCAGCACCATTAAGACTACCGTATGGTTCAGGTGTAAAATAAAACTTTGCGTTGCCCATATTAACGCCCTCCAAATAGATTACTTGATGACATGCCGAATTGATTATTGAAACGGATCTCGATTTCTCTCACAAGGGCATCGACTGCATTACGATCAACGACTGCACTGTTGATATTGACTACCATACCGCCACCGACACCCGACATTTGCCGATCAACTTGTTGCGGTCTTTGTCCTGACTGTGGCACAACAAACTCGCCCCTGTGCAACATTGCAAGACCGTCTTGCATGCCTGTAAATCTGATCCCGCCTTGCGCCTTTGGAATGAATCGCCCGCCACTCATAAAGGTTTGTTGATCAGGATCGAAGAACCTACGCAAAGCAGATCCAACACCTAGCCCTGCCCTATTGCCGTCAGGATCTCGATCTCTAAAATTAAATACAGCCTTGAAACTATCGCTGATAATCTTGACAAGATTACGCCCAAATAGCAAGATCCCATCATAAAACGCTTCCAATATCCCAACAGCCAACAAGGGGACAAGTTGCAAAAATATTTCAGGCAAAAACGATATTCCTAATCTGATTGCATCAACTTGAGCCTTGATCTCTGCTCTTTTCTCTTGTGGCGTTGTACTGCCTATATCTTGAAGTACAGAAACAATTTGCCCCGCTATTGGATTTAACAATGATACAATACTTGCTGCGTCAAGACTTGCCACCGTTGCAATATCTGAAATAGCCCCCGACAACTCATCTTGTCTTTGTTTCTTGGCTTCTTTGGCTACTTTCTCTCTGACGTCAGCAAGATTCTTTTCAGCCCTTGCAAGAATAAGATTTGCAACGCCTGTGCTTTTGCCCTGACTTTCTAATTCTGCAATAGCAGATTCCAAAGAATAAACTTGATCTCTTGCCGCTCTGATTGCAGGATCTACATTTGAAAAAGTTTTGCCTAGATTAAAAATTGTATTTGTTGCATCGTCTAGCAATTGTTTATTCAATTCCTCAGGTGTCAATGTTTTTTCACTGCTTGCCTTGCCTAGTCCGTTGATCGATTCCGTTAAGCCGTCAACATCAGGACGGGCATCTTTTGCACTGGTTTTTATTCCTGCAAGCAACGTATCAAGAAAGCCCCCGACATCTCTTGCACCTGTGCGACCGCCTACACCGCGCCCCGATCCACCGACAAAATCAACATCTCCGAGCCTTGACGTAATTTCTGCTAGGCTCGTAACTGCATTTTCAGCAGATCGGGCACTTGCTGCAAATGCTGTAAAGGTTTCATTTGAGATTGCTCCAACTGCTTTCAATGCAAGAGCAACATTGACAAATTGATCAGTGACGATCTTAAATGCCCCATTGACAAAAGAAGCAAAAGACGGCAAGACAGACTGAAAGAATCCGATAATATTTGATCCAACTGCTGCAAGGTTTTGACCTAGTTCTGCAAATAGAGCCTGATTATCCTCAATGAAGTCTTGCAAAGTTACAACAATTTTGATCGCTTGCAAAAGTTTATCATTGAAGAAGTCAACACCCCCGACAGCATCAACAAAACGCTGTTGCAATCCTTTGACTACAACATTAAGAAATGCAAGTTCTTCCTGAAACTTTGCCGCCGCCGCACTGGCTTCAGGCCCTGTCTTTACTCCGTATCTTTCTGTAATTGCTAGGAAGTTTTCAAATTCTGATGTTGCCCCAAAGGCTTGCAAGAATTGCCCCGCTTGTCTTCCTAGCAACAAAAACCCCTCTGTGGCTCTTTTTGTCGGATCTTCGATGCCTTGCAACGCTCTTGTAACGTCAATCAATACTGTATCGGCACTTTTGATATTGCCCTCTGCATCTGTAAGGCTGATGCCCAGTCTTGCCGCCGCTTCACTCGATCGACTTGCGCCTGAAGCAAGATCAGCAAATAGACGGGGGAATCTTCCAATGAATGCTTCCGCCGCTTGTGCACTTTGCCCCGATCCCTCAAATGCTGTAATAACTGCTTGAATAGATCCCGCCGTCAATCCTGACTGTGCACTGAGATCATTCAATTGGTTGACATTGTCGACAACTTCGCGGGTAAAGTCAAACGCCGCTTTTTGTGCATCAATATACGCATTTCCCAAAGATACGATCGTTCCAATTGCCGCCGCTCCGACTGTGGCGATCCCTGCAATAGCCCCCGCCGCCGCCGCTCCTGCAACTTTTAAACCTGCGAGGCTCTTGCTTGCTGTCTTGCTTTGCTTTTCTGTATTTTTCAGATCTCTATTTGCCCCCTTTGACTCGTCACCGAGTTTGTCCAAACTCTTTGCGGCTTGATCTGCTTCTTTTGCTGTTCTGTCTAGTCCTTGTTGTGCCCCTTTTGCATCAACTTTCAGCACGTACTGAACAATCGTATCATTTGCCATTTTGAAACTCCTACAATGTGCCTATGATAGCCGATTTCTAACTGTATAGCACAGCAAGCACTTTCACCCTATTATATCAATA